ATTCCGGCCGGTGCCGCTGGCCGGAATCCGCCGCGGCGACATGCTGGTGATGCAGGTCGGGAGGGCGCTGCACCCTAACCACGCGGGCATCTACCTGGGCAATGACTGGCGTCTGGACAGCGAGCCGGTCCAGGCGCTCGGCGGCGACGGACCGTTCCTGCTGCACCACCTGTACGGACGGCTGTCGACCCGCGACGTGTTCGGCGGACCCTGGATCGAACGCACGCGCCTGGTCTTGCGGCACACGCAGATGCCGCAGTGAACGACATATTCAAGCGAGCCGTCGGAATCGGCTCTTCACGAGAGGAACAGGTCCATGAGTGACACCCTGAGTCAGGGCCTCACCACCATCCGTCTATACGGGGTTCTGGGCAAGCGCTTCGGCCGCATGCACGGCCGGTTGTTGGAAAGCGGCACGGTACGCGAGGCGATGAGTGCCCTGAAGCACACCATGGAGGGATTCGAGACGTTCATGCGCGAGGCGGAGTCGAAAGGGCTGACCTTCGCCGTGTTCCGCGGGCGTACCAACCTGTCCGGCGAGCAACTGGACATGCGCGGACGCGAGGATATCCGCATCGTGCCGTTGGTGATCGGGAGCAAGCAGGCGGGGCTTTTCCAGACGATTCTGGGGGCTGCCTTGATTGTCGTGGGTGGATTCACGACGTTCTTCTCCGGTGGAACCAGTTCGTTCCTGGTAACCGTTGGAGTCAGCATGTTGGCGGGCGGCGTCATGCAGATGCTCAGCCCCCAACCCAAGGGCCTGAAGGGCCGAGAGGCCCCCGAGAACGCCCCCAGCTATGCCTTCGGCGGCCCGGTCAACACCATCGCCCAGGGCCATCCGGTCGGCGTGCTCTATGGCAAGCGCCGCATCGGCGGCGCGGTGATCAGCGCCGGCATCTATGCCGAGGACCGGCTGTAGCCGGCAACGCCGTAACAGGCCCGCCATGCGCGGGCGTTTTTTTGCCTGAAGGAACGTCATGAACAAGACCATCACGGGCCACAAGGGTGGCAGCAAGAAGCCGCGCCAGCCGGTGGAGATGCCGGACTCGGTGCGCTCGATCGCGCGGGCGAAGATTCTCCTGGCACTGGGCGAAGGCGAGTTCGACGGTGGCGTCGACGGCCGTTCGATCTACCTGGACGATACGCCGCTGCTGGCGGCGGACGGCTCGGTGAACTTCCCCGGAGTGACCTGGGAGTTCCGTCCGGGCTCGGTGGACCAGGAACACATTGCCGGTGTGCCCGCCGTGGAAAACGAACTGGCGGTCGGCGTCGAACTCAAGAGTGACGCGCCCTGGGTCCGCGCGGTGAACAACACCCAGCTCTCGGCGGTGCGCCTGCGCCTGTCCTGGCCGGCCATCCAGCGCCAGCAGGAAAACGGTGACGTGGTCGGCTACCGCATCGACTACGCGATCGACATCGCCGTCGACGGCGGTGCCTGGCAGGAAGCGCTGAAGGCTTCGCTGGACGACAAGTCCACCAGCCGCTACGAGCGCTCCCACCGTGTCGACCTGCCGGAGGCGCGGAGCGGCTGGCAGGTGCGCGTGCGCCGCCTGACGCCGAACCAGAACAACAACCGCATCGCCGACACCATGCGGGTCGAGGCGATCACCGAGGTGATCGACGCCAAGCTGCGCTACCCGAACACCGCGCTGCTGTTCGTCGAGTTCGATGCCAGCCAGTTCCAGAGCATTCCGCAGATATCGGTGGAAGCGCGCGGCCGGCGGGTGCGGGTGCCGAGCAACTACGATCCGCAGACCCGTAGCTACAGCGGCACCTGGGACGGCTCGTTCAAGTCGGCCTGGACCAGCAACCCGGCCTGGCACTGGTACGACATCGTGTTGCACAAGCGCTTCGGCCTAGGTCGGCGGATCGACGCGAGCATGGTCGACAAGTGGTCGCTGTACCGCATCGCCCAGTACTGCGACCAGTCGGTGCCCGACGGCAAGGGCGGCCAGGAGCCGCGCTTCAGCTGCAACCTGTACCTGCAGAGTCGCGCCGAAGCCTGGACCGTGCTGCGCGACCTGGCAGCGATCTTCCGCGGCATGTCCTACTGGTCCGGCGCGGAAATGGTGGCGGTATCCGACATGCCGGAGGACGAGGCCTACACCTTCTCACCGTCGAACACCGTGCGTGGCGACGACGGCAGCCACTTCAACTACAGCAGCAGCCGCCAGCGCGATCGCCACACCCTGGCCCTGGTCAACTACGACAATCCGGGCAACGGTTACCAGAGCCAACCGGTAGCGGTGAACAATGACCGCGCGCAGCGCCGCTACGGCATCAGCCAGTTGGAGATCACCGCGATCGGCTGCACCTCCGAGGGCGAGGCGCAGCGGCGTGGCCAGTGGGCGCTGCTGACCGAGGAGCTGGAGCAGGACGCGGTGACCTTCCGCACCGGCATGGATGGCCGTGGGCTGGCGCCGGGGAAGATCATCGCCGTAGCCGACCCGGTCAAGTCCGGCAAGCAGATCGGCGGACGCCTGAGCGCGGTGGATGGCCGCGCGCTGACCCTCGACCGCGACGTCGAGGCCCGACCCGGCGATCGTCTGCTGGTCAACCTGCCGAACGGCAAGGCCGAGGCGCGCAGCGTCCAGTCGGTGGTCGGCCGCGTGCTGAGCGTGACCGCCGCCTATTCGGAGACGCCTCGGCCCCAGGGGCAGTGGGCGCTGCAGAGCAACAGCCTGACCACCCAGCGCTTCCGCATCATGAGCATCACCCGGCCGCAGGACAATCTTTTCGAGATCACCGCGCTGCAACACAACGCGAGCAAGTTCGACGCCATCGACAACGGTGCGCGCATCGAGCTGCCGCCGGTCACCAGCATTCCGACGGGCGTGCAGGCGCCGCCGCAGAACGTGCGGATCAAGGCTTTCACTAAGGTCGACCAGGGGTTGGCGGTGACCAGCCTGTCGGCCTCCTGGGATGCCGCGCCGAACGCGGTGGCCTACGAGGCCGAATGGCGCAAGGACTCGGGCAACTGGGTGCGGGTGCCGCGAACCTCGGCGCTCGGTTTCGACGTGCCGGGCATCTATGCCGGTCGCTATCTGGTGCGGGTACGCGCCTTGAACGTGATGGAGGTCGGTTCGGTCTACGCCAGCAGTGAGGAAACCGCTCTCGAGGGCAAGACCACGCCGCCGCCGGCGCTGGCCTACCTGCGCTGCGTGGCCGGCCCCTGGCGCATCGGCCTGGAGTGGGGGTTCCCGGCCAGCGGCGCGGCGGACACCGCCTACACCGAGATCCAGCAGTCCGCCACTCCCGGCGGCAGCGAGGAGACCGCACGGGCGCTGGGCCTGTTCGCCTACCCAGGCAATACCCACCTGGTATCGCCGATACCGGCCGGCGAACGGCTGGCGTTCCGCGGTCGCTTGATCGACCGTAGCGGCAACGTCGGCGCCTGGTCGAACTGGGTCACCGGCACCAGCTCCAGCGACGCCAGCGAATACAACCAGTTGATCACCCAGGAGTACGTCGAGTCGGCGCTGGGCCAGCAGTTCTTCTCCGATATCGAACGGATGCAGGTGGATATCGGGGGCTTGCAGAAGCAGGTCGGCGACCTCGCCGACATTCTGCTGTACGACCCGGCCAAGGTCTACGCGAAGAACGACATGGTGCGACAGGGGCAGCGGTTGTACCAGGCACTGAAGGCTGTGCCGGCGAAGACGGCGCCGCCGAACGCGGCCTACTGGTCCGATATCGGCCAGTCGCTGGAAACCGCCAACGGGCTGGCGCAGCAGGTGGCGAGCCATACCGCTGAAATCAGCGAACTCGACGGCAGCCTTACCGCCCAGGCATCGCGCCTTGGCGTACTGCAGGCGGCGACCCGTGACGACGCGGATGACGGCAATGGCGCCATGGCCGATGCCCTGCGCGGCTGGAAGACCGTTGCCCGGGCAGCCCAGGAGGAAACCGTACGGGCCACCGAAAACGAGGCCCAGGCCACTCGCACGACGCTACTGGAGGCGCGCACCGCCGATGCCGAAGGGCGTATCGCCACGGTGGAACGGGTCGCGACCAGCGATCGCCAGGCCACCGCGCAACGTCTGGACCAGCTCTCGGCCTCGATCGGTGGCACCGCAGCCAGCCTGCAGAGCGAACAGACCGCCCGCGCCAACGCCGACAGCGCCCTCGCACAGCGGATCGACACCGTGCAGGCGCGCACCGACACCAACAGCGCGGCGATCCAGACCACCTCCCAGGCGGTCACCTCGCTGGATGGCAACGTCAAGGCGATGTACAGCGTGAAGCTCCAGGCGCATGCCAACGGACAAAAGTATGCGGCGGGGTGGCAGCTGGGGTTCGACAGTGGGACCAGTGTGTCGACCATGGCGTTTCAGGCGGATCGGTTTATCTTTTTTGATAGTTTGAGTGGGGCTACGGTTGCACCTGTTCTGATCACTGGTGGACAGATTTACATAAACAGTGCATTAATTCGAAAGGCGAGTATAACTTCTGCGCATATCGAAGATGCCACTATTGAATCGACGAAAATAAAAGATGCGTCTATTACAGGGGTGAAGATTGCAGATGGAGAAATTACTGGAGCAAAAATAGGAGTGGCGCAAATTGATACCCTTCTTTTGAAGGGTAATGCTGTTACTTTGCCAAACTACTCTGAGACTAGCTCAAGGCGTTCTCTTGGAACTGTGGCTGTTGATGTTTTGTCGACGCATGTTATTGAGTATAAATACCCTGCGTCTGTGTCTGTTGTAGTTAATCTTTCAGCGAAAGGGGTTGTGGCAGGTGATTATATACCTGTGGTCTATGTGGAGCTATGGCTTAAAAAGGTTGGCGCCGAGCCACATAAGATTGCATCTAGGACGATATTACAGACCTTCTCAACTCAGGAGAACTCTGGGTCGATTGTGGTTGGAACTGCAGTGGATGCTGGGAGCTATACATTTATATTGAAGGCGTATAGGTATGTATATGCTGCAGATATGACATTTGCAAGCATTCAAACGACAGGGATTTTAAGATGAGAAAATTTGTCGAATATGATGGTTTTGGTGAAATTGTTGCTGTTCATCTGGTTTCGGGGGATGGAGAGTTTGTTTCCTCTTTGGGGTATGAGTTTCTGGAGGTGGATGTTCTCCTTGATATAAGTGATTGTTTGGTTCGGGGAGGGTCTATTGTTGCGCGGGAGAAGTGTATTGATAGAGTGGGGATTGGCTTTTCCTAGTTTACAGATTTTTAACTTTTAATATATGATTTTTGATGGTTCTGTATTTTGGAGGTTGTGTGTCTTGGTATTCCTTAGGAACTGTTTCTGTAGCTTTCAATTCCGAAGTGGTGTCGGGAAAAAGCACTGATTTTGTTTCCAATGTACGAACCGGCGATGCGTTCCGCGGCCCTGACGGCCGGTGGTACGAAATCACCAATGTGACCAGTGCAACGGTTATTTCTATCAAACCCAATTATCAGGGCGCGACCGCTAGCGGCCAAGTTTATGCGGTTGTCCCAATACATGGTTATTCAAAAAACTTGGCAGACCAATTCCGCGACATCAACAACCAGTGGGGAGCCACCCTGGCAGGGATCAAACCCTGGGCGGTGTCCTCGACGGGCCAGCAGGCGCAGGCCGACATGGGAATCTCGGCTGTTGGTCGGGCCCTGAACAATGCTTCGACGCCGGCCAACGCCTTGAGTTACCTGGGGGGCGTCGCGCCCAATCAGATGGGCTGGGCTGGCAACGCGATGAATACGGCGGACCTCGATTCGCTGACCGTCTCGGGGCTATACGCTCATGGCACGGCGGTGCCTTCGCCGGTGAACAATGCCCAGGGCTATGTCTTGCATATGCA